CATGATTTTTCCTTAGAGAACAACCCAGACACTACCAGTTGGAATAGTAACTGTGATGCCAGAATTAATAGAAAGAGGGCCTGTGCTTACAGCATTGTTTCCAGCAGTTATGGAATAGTTAGCACTGATAGTATTAGCCATCTCATACAAACCTTTAGTGGTTACATTGGGGTCTACATTTAATGTAGCCCATGAAGCAGCCGTGCCATTGGTAGTTAAATATTTACCACTGTTCCCACTTTGGCTAGGCAAAGCATCTACAGTGCCCCATGAGGTTGCTGCACCGTTGGTAGTTAGAAACTTACCAGCATTGCCTGTCTGTGAAGGTGTATAACTAGCAGCTAGTGTTGCAGAAGCAGCAGCATTGGTTGCACTGGTTGCTGCATTGCTTGCAGATGTAGAGGCTTCAGAAGCTTTAGTGGTGGCTGTAGAGGCTGCTGTGCTTGCCGTAGAAGCACTAGAGGCAGCATTGGTTGCACTGGTAGAAGCTGCACTAGCAGAAGAGGCAGCATTAGTAGCAGAGGTGCTAGCCTCTGAAGCTTTAGTTGTAGCGATTCCTGCCTGTGTTGTAGCTGTGCTTGCTGATGTAGAAGCACTAGAGGCAGAAGAAGCAGCATTGGTTGCACTAGTAGCCGCAGCAGAAGCACTAGAGGCTGCATTGGTAGCTTGTGTGCTTGCTGTGCTTGCTGAACTAGAAGCACTAGAAGCACTAGAAGATGCACTAGATGCAGAAGAAGCTGCATTAGTTGCACTAGTAGAAGCATTAGAAGCAGAAGTAGAAGCAGCAGAGGCAGAAGAAGCTGCATTAGTTTCTGCTGTCTCAGCGGCATTCTCAGAAGCCAGAGCAGCAGCAGCGGAAGCCTCAGCTTGTAAGGCTAAAGCTGTAGTAGTATTAATTGTTGAGTCGCTAGAGGATTCTCCTGTGCCTCCAACACCACGAAATATTCCCATGTACTCTCCTTGTTATGGAAAAAGCTTTGTTTGCACATAACAAACAAAGCCTCTTTCAAAACAAGGAAGCCCCTTGTGAGGGCTTCCTGTTAGTTTATTAGGCTGCGACAGCCATCACAACACCAGCATCTGAACGCAGCACTTTAGTGCCATACAACATGTCAGAAGTAAACAGAGTAGCCAAGAACTCTTGTTTATACTGCTGTTGTGAACGAACAGACATTTGCTCAATATGAACAGCCCAGTCTTTGTGAGCCAGCAAAGCACCCTTCACACCTGTTTCCAAGGTGGGGCAGTTGCTAGACACAATAACAGGGATACCATACAGGTTACCAACCTCACCGTTACGGATGGTATTGGCACTACCAGCTTCACCAACGAAGGCTTGTTCGGTGTAGCGGTTGATACCATTCAAAGTGTTACGAGTTGAAGGAGGAATAATCAGCACACGACCGTCCATTGGCTGGTCAGCGTCATCCAAATACTGGATGGAACGACGGAAACCAACGTCAGAGAATGCACCGATGTCGCCAGTACCGTCAGCGTCATAAGCTTCCAAAACACCAGTGGAACTATTGAACTGGAAAGCACGGTTGTGAACATAGCTGCTACCGTCACCGTTGCCCAAGCTCTTAATCAAAGCCCACAGGTCGTCATCAACTTGCTTTGCCATAGCATAGCCAGCGTCATCAGTGTAGTGCTTACGCAAAGAGGGAAGAGCTTGCACTTCAACAATGTCTTCAATCAAGTAAGACACTTCTTTGTGCAGGTTCAGGTTGACAGTGATGGAACTTTGTGACAAGTTCTGCATTTGCACTGCTGTGTTCTCGCCTTTAGTCTGAGCAGCCAAACCACGTGAGGGATTAGGGATAATCAGAGCATCGCCCTTTTTACCCTTAAAGCTCATCTTACGCACAAATTGTGCAAGGACGAGGTTCTTCTTGTAAGCAGCGATAATCTCGTCGCTCCACAGGTCGGGAAGAAAACTAGAAGCTTCTGTGAGGCCAGCGGCCCCGCCCATTGCTGGGTATGTACTTGTTGCCATTTTAAATATCTTTCATAAGGTTATTAACGAACCCTGCCTTCTGCATATGCTGCCATGATTTCTGGCTGCAAAGACATATAGCGATCAGGGTCTTTACGCATGAGGTCTACAATGTCAGCACGACGATAAATCTTCTTGCTCTGTGTCTCGCCAGTTCCTTTAACAGAACCAGTTGATGCCTGTTTAAGTTGTTGTTTACGATCAGCCTTTTGCATTTCAACAGTGTTACTCAACATCTGCTGACGTTCTTTCCATGTAGTCAAAAGATCGTCTGCTGCGTCAAAGTCATACCGCTGGTCTGCACGTGAAAGAAGTTCGCTTCGCACCTTACTCTTAGCAACCCATTCCTTAAAACCATCGTCATTAATAATATCCGCATAGTCAGGGTGAGCAGCTTTCAAGTTGTTCAAGGCCTGAGCCTTTAACATCTGTGCATTCAAAGCTTCTGCTTCTTTAATCTTAGGGTGTCGTGAAACAGCCTGTTCAACAGCCTTCTGAGGATCAGAGAAGAAATCTACCTCTTCGTCCTGTGGGGCTTCTTTGGTAACGACTTGTGCTTTTACAAAATCATCTACAATACGCCGAAGCTCTCCAACTTCTTGTGAATGTCGCCCCATCAGCTTCTCAGCCTCTTGGTGCATACGAATCAAATCAGTTGCGCTTTTACCTTTGTATCGTTCTGGGACTTGTTCTTGAGGGCTTTCCTGTTGGGGTTCCTCTTGAGCTTGCTCTACTACAGAGATGTCCTCTTCTGTGTCTTGTACGCTGTCATCAATAAATGTTGCCATATAGTCTCCGTGCTTAATAGCATTATGGAAGAAATTTAAGAATGTTCCCTCTTATGAGGCATTCCGCTTTTGCTCTTTCGCCAATTGTTCTCGATGTTTCCTATCCCACTTCATTGCAGCCCCGGGGAAACTTCCTGTCACTCCTTCAAGCTTAACTTGGGGAGTGCTTAACTGACGAAAGGCTTTGTTGCCACACACATTACAATCTACTGTTTCTGCTTCCACAGAAATAAACCGTTCTTGCATATGACCGTTTGAACAAAGGAAATCAAATACTCTGATCATCTGTAAGCTCCGCATATGATGCTTCGATAGCATTACGATAACCAAGAAGTGTTTCTAAAACTTCCACTTGCCCTTTTCTAAACCAGAACATGTTAGCATCTGAGGTATTGCGAATGTCAGAAAGGTTGTCTAAGCTACGCTTAAGGTCTTCCTGATATTTGCTCCAGCCCTCGTGTACAAACAAGTCTAGAAGAGATTCATAATATTCTTGTAACTCTTTATCCATGAGCATTTCTCCTGTAATGGATGCTGATGTGTTTATTATACCACAAAAGTTTTACTTTGTCAAGCTATTGTTGCATCTGTTTAGACACAATTGCTTCTTTGCTTGCAATTTCTCGTTCTTTCAAAACTAGTTCTGCAAGCTTAGCCCTGCGTTCAAACTCTTTATCGTCTTGGTTGCCTACCTGTAGGTTGGAAGAGATGGCACGGATGCGATCATTCTCCAAACGAATAGGCACTGCCTGTGTTTCTGCTTGTAACTTCTGTGCTCGGCTCTGACTTTCAGCAGCCTGTGCTTGGTAGAGGGCTGTCTGAGCCTGTGCTGCTGCCATTTGAGCTTCCATCTGGGCTTGCTGTACCTGCTGTGCCTGTGGATTGGGCTGATTAATCTCACGAAGCTTAGTAATCATGCCTTCTCGGTTGGACAAGCTCATATTTTCAATGACAGCTTCCACCAACATGGGGTACATTGGGCTATCTTGTCCCAAGGTTTGCAGCAGTTGCACCAATTGTGTCACCTCATACTCACGTGCAATGACACCAAGACTGCTAGAAGCTACAAACTTGTAGTCTTGTGCAGGGAAATTGTCTGGATCATACTGCATATAACGCCATGCAGCCTTGCTAACCAGCGGAATGAGGAATGAGTCTTGGAAGTTAATTAATGTGCGCTTGTGACGCTTGATAATGGCTCCCAAAGACATGCTAACAGCCCCTGCTGCTGCCTCTCCATTGATACTTCCGGGAATTCCTGCTGCATCAATGGCTCCTGTAGCCATCTGAACCATGCGTTGGAGGCTTTCTGCCTGTGTAAAACTCACTTGGTCAAGGTTGCCAAACTTAAATGGCATCATAATCTCAGTAGGATTACCATTCGTGATGATGGTCTTGCCCGGACGAATCTCAAACTTAGAGCCACGAGGCATCCGTGTACCATCCATAGCCATCATTGGGTGAACAGTTAATGCCAAGGCATCAATACGAGCACGAAGCTCTGCATCCAAAGCCTTCTGGCTGTTATAACCCTTCTCACAAATACCACGACCCCAGAAGCGTCCGGGAACTACATCCCAAGGGAAGGCAATCAGAGGGCGGTCTTGCATCATGTAGGGGTTTTCTTCCACCTTCAAGAGCTGACCACCATTAGCCACAACAACAATGGCTTCTACATATTCACTTTCTTCATCCAACTCATGTTCTTTAGAGCCTTCCTTTTTCTTGCTCTCTTCTTTTGGAGGAGGCAAGTCCATAGCTTCGTTAAACTCTTTACGAGGAACAAGGCCATAATACTTAGTCAGACGCACCTTGTCATCTTGGTAAATAACTAAGTCTTGGTCAGGCTCAAGGTCTTGGTCAGGAGCTGCGGCTGTCAGGTCAACATCACGATAGATGCCCTTCTCAATGAGCATTTCCACTTGATGCTTAGGAACAAACTCATCAATGGCAACACCCAAAGCCTCTTCAATGGAAGAAGCTACAGGGTCAATGAGGAAGTTTTGTGGCAGAATTGGACGAACCTTCACCACTGTACGTGGCTTGATTGTCACACCCACTGCTTGCATGGCTCCATCAAGGATGGGCTGTGTAGCTGGTGTGAAGTCTTGCACTTCATCAAGGACAAGTTCAGCCATGCCTGTGCCAAACACGGCAGCGTTTAACAAACATTCAGCTACAGCTTTACGTGTCTTGGTATATTTAAACTCTTCATCCAGAGCATTACGCAAAAAAACAATGTCTTCTCGTTCACCGTCACGCATGTCATCATAGATGTCAAACCACTTACCACGACCAAAGGTGGCCTCTTCAACTTCAGCAACACTGCTCTCTACGGCTTGCTGCAAGGCAGGGCTAATAAGTTTACTACGCTCACTCTCACGTGTCTTATCAGCAGCATCCCACTGACCACGCCACAAGCGGTAATATTCATCAAACTTCTCTTGATGGTTGCCAACATAATGGTCACGCCATTTATCAGCCTTCTCAATAACCCAACCAGCGAGGCTACTACCCTTGTACGTTTCTTCAGAATCAAAGCTCATATATTTCCTTAGTATCCGCTTAAAGCGTCCATTGGTTCAAATTCTTCTTCTTCATAGTCTGTTGCATAGCTTTCCTTGCTGAGCTGCTCTATGTAACTTAAGGCATCAATCAAGTCATCATGCACAAGAGTATTTGGAAACTGGAAGAGTTGGTCAAGAAACTGTATGTTCCACTCTCCCTTGTTAAGGACAATTTGACCGTGTTCAAAACGCCCTTGTAATGCCCATACAATTCGATCTGTTTTCTTTTTGTTTCCATGACTTAGTTCTTCCACTCTGAAGAAGGTTTGTGTTCTTCGCATTATGTCTGACAAATAGGGCATCACTGCTTGCTTAGCAATACCCTTCTCAATTCCAATTGAAACTGGCTCATACTTCTTAACAGCAGCAAATATCTTCTTTGCTGTGTCTTCTACTGTCCATCGACCAAAGACAATATCTTTAACATACCAACCTGAGCCACTAGTCTTAACAATGGCTATGGCACTATCATCTAGCTTCTTGCTCTTGCTTCCTTTGCTTTCATCTGCAAAGCCAGCCAAGTCAATGGCAATAAAGTAGTCGCCATCAGGTTCTTCTTCATCAAACTTAACCCATTCCTCTTTGAAGAGTTCTCCACCCTGTGCTTCAAAGGAGGCCATGAACTCCTGCCTAAAGGCAAAGCTGCTCATGTTCTTCTTAGCACTCTCAATCTCATCTGGTTCAATGAGAGGATTGTCATAGCTGGTAAAGTGCCAGCTCTTAAATGTTTCATCTTTCTCAGACAAGCCATACTGGTACAGCTCATAGAAATGATTTCTACCCATTGGTGTTCCAATGAACAAGGCATGACCCTTCTGGTCAGCCAAAGCAGGACGTAAGATTTGCTCCCACACCTCTGGCTTCATATCTGCATATTCATCCATTACCAGAAACTTCAAGGAAACTCCTCGCATTGTCTCTGGCCTATCAGCACCCTTCAAACTAATGGTGGCTCCGTTAACAAGCTTAACCTGTAAGTTGTTAACATGGCTTCCTGATATAACAGCATGGCCCACCTCAAGCAGGGTTTGCCACATAATGTCCCTTGCTTGTCCCTGTGTAGGAGCAACATAGAACACATGGCCCTTCTCTGCTTGCAAAGCATTGAACAACAATAAGTAGGCAGCTAAGCGACTCTTACCTGTCCTTCGTCCAGCAGCCACCACTTTAAAACGACACTTGTCATTCCATACAGTTTGCTGCCACGGCAAGAGCTTAATATCTAGACTAGTCAAACAAACTCCCTAAAGCACTCTTTGTTCTGGCTAAGGGGTTCTCCCACCAAGAAGGTTCTGGCTGCACAGGAGCTGCTACAGGGGGCTGGTAGCCACTCATCTGTAAAGCATACTGTGCTCTCTCATCATACTTTGGATTACGCTCTGGGTTTGGTTTAAACCAGCCCTTAGCCAACACATCAGCAACAACAGCAGGGTTTTGTTCTGTCTCTAACACATCCCTCAGCTTAGCAGCATTCCCTGCTCCAATGATGTTTTGGCTCTTCCCATAAACAGTGTCATGAAAAAACTTGAGCTGAGCATCAGCACTATCTTTAACCTTATTCTGCTTCTTCCACTTTTCATAATGTGGTTTCATGAAGTCAAGCTGAAGCAAGCCATAGCCGGGGCCTCCCTCTTGCTTCGTCTTATAATCAAAGGTGTCTGCTGTCTCAACAGCAATGTTGCCCATCATAGCAGCAACAACAGCATCGCTATATCCAAGCTTTTTCAGTTTCTTTTCAACAGCTTCTTTAGACATCAATAACCTCGTCTTCTCCACCTGAGATGATGGTTTGCTCCCCACCAACACCAGTAATAGTAATAGACACAGCAGCCCTACCACCACCATTCTTGTCCTTCTCAAAATGACTGAGAGGCAACAATCTATCCATGATGAGCTTCCACGCTGCTGCTTGGTTCTTGTGGGAGTCGTCCAAAGCAGCCCCATATATGGCCTCAATAACCTTCTCGCTCTTAGGACTGTTTAACATCCTAGCACGGTATTCGTTAATAATTGCCTGTTCGCCCTTTGGCCTTCCAACAGCATTTCTTTTGCCGGGTGTCTTGGCAACAATATCTGTCTTCTTGGGTCGTCCTCTTTTTCTAACAGGAACATCTATGTTCATAAGTCCTTCTGTGCGGCTTCTATGCCCATCTGTGCAGCTTCTAAGTCCTTCAGTGCAGCTCCTAAGTAACTACATAGTTACTTATAAGTCTAAGCTTATTATGTTTATAATTATCTAAGCTTCCTTAATTGCTTATATGTATTTATTATAACATACATTGTTCAACTTGTCAAGCACTTTCTAGGACTTTAGTGCACTTTAGACTGGACACTCTAATTGTTCTGTCCCCCCATTAATCTCCTTTTCACATTGTGGAATGCCTTACTACTTTTAGTTATATAAATCAATAACTTACAATCTTTTTAGTAGATGCGAATAATTGTTACTTATATGCTATTTTAGCCCTTTTTTGTATGCTTACGGGTTCCGCATATATTGGCACAAGTTGTCCCCTCCCCCGGTAGTACTTTTGTGTTACAAATCAAGCACTTACAAGGGGGATATGTAAACTAAAGAGGTATGAGTACTAATGTGGCAACCACTGATGCCACCTACAACCCTAAGTACTACAACAACAAACAAGTAGCTCAGAAGCTAAACCTAAAGCATTATAGGGAAACTACCTAGTATACTACCTATGTATTAACTGTCACACAAAATGCACCACTATGGGGAAACTCTCGCACATGAAGCACCAACACAGTGCACAGAAGGGTCAAATGCACAGATATGGTGCAGAAATAATGTAACCTATAAGTAGTAATAAATAATAGTTGAAAACAAAAGTATTACAAGTCCATGGCTTCTGAAAACAAACGTACTAACGACACTACTACTTAAGTATACATGGCACAGCACTTGCATAGTATATAGCATGGGGAAACAATCGGTAACTACCTAGTAACCCCATGTTCTAGTAGGGTATTAATTGAGCGATTGACATGCACAATTGAAACCATGTTAGAATGACACCATGTTACAGAGAATGGGTCTCGGTAACTACCTAGTAACCAAACGGAGGAACACCATGAGCAAAGCAAAGAAACAAGAGGGCACGTCGCCCGAAGCACTGGGAGCGGCATTCGCATGCGAGCAAGCTAACGTCAACGGGAAGCTTTTGAAAACCCTGAAGGAAACAATCGGGGTTTACACTGTGGAAAATAAAGCAGAATATGAGGCGATGATTGAAGGGTATGCCACACAATGCAAGACCTTGTATAACCCGAACACGGCAAAGACCAGAAAATCAGAATTCAAGAAAATATGCGACCATGCTAGCAATCAAGAAACAAGAAACACACTTTTCAATATCATCGACAATTATGAATCGGTGCAAAGCCTAGTCAAAGACCTTAGAGGCCTTGAATCGGGAAGCAAGGTTATCGATGAGGAAGGCAATGTAAGCAAAGCCCCTAAAGATGAGACAGAGACAGAGGAAGCAGAGACAGAGGAAGTTACATTCTCCGAAGATGATAAAATCTTGAATAACTTAGAGATAATTCAAGCCCTCTGTTATGATAAGGGTTACAAAATCGCTAGCGAATTGATTCTTCAAGCGATGGCTAAAATCAACGAAAAGGTATGATGAGGGAAAGCCTAGGGGAAGTAATCGGAAAGTTGCGCTAAATGTAACCTTCCGGTGACAAAGCCCCTAGCCCTTGATGGGTTTCAGAGCACATAGAAAAGCACCAAAGCTTTTCCCTGCGCTTTGTAGGAAACGTGCTAGCGTTACTAGCGAGTTACTTGGAGTTTTTATGTTTTCATCAATCAAGGCATTTTTTGTCGCCAAGCAGTTTGTCGCCAATCATGGTGGACGTTTCCTCACTGTTTATGTGGGTGGTAAGCACTACAATGGAAAGATTGTCAGTCGTGGGTTTTTCAAGGTGGCAGTGAAAATTGCACAGGGAGGCCATGTTGTCAAAGTTTCCCCTAGTGCTGTCATTCGTGTGCACCGTGACAAGAAGCGTTTGTCCGTACAGAAGCAAGCAATTGCAATTTGACAGGGCTCTTCATAAGCCCATTGCTGTGGGCTTATGTGGCAATCCTGCCTTGTTGGAGCATCAAATGACAGATAAACAATTCACAGTTACATGCGCCATTTTGCTGGCAATCACCTTGTTAATTCTTTTGTTGGAGAATGGACATGCTTAGTCGTACATCAAAGCTTGGCTGTTTTAGTTGGAGCCTTCAAGCCCTTGAAACTTGTCAAGGCAGTGTTGGCAAAGACGGACAGCTTGTCGAGGTTTGTCAAGGCTGTTATGCCACGCAAGGGTTTTATCACATGCCAGATGCCATAAAGTTGCGTAAAAGTAACAAAGAAGACTGGCAAACAGACGATTGGGTAGACCGTATGGTCAAATCCCTTGTCAAGCAGACGAAATTCAGATGGTTTGACAGTGGAGACATTTATTCCGTTGACTTGGCATGGAAAATCTACGATGTTTGTAGGCTCACACCACATGTCAAGCATTGGTTGCCCACACGTATGCACAAGTTTGAGAAATATGCCAATGTCTTAGGGGCTTTGGATTGTCTACCTAATGTTGTTGTTCGCCTCAGTGCCGACAATGTAGAAGAACAAATAGATGGGAACACCACATCAATGGTGATTAAATCCCACGAGCACAGAAGGGGCATTCACGTATGCCCTAGTAGTTTGCAAGCAGGGAAATGTGACACATGCACGGCTTGTTGGGACAAGGGTGTCAAGGTTGTTGCGTATGTTTCCCATTCACGTAAGATGGCTAAAGTTTTTCAAATCAAAGGAATCTAACATGTATAAAATTGTAGGCAGTAAGGGAGTTATTGACTTCATCAATTACAAAGAGACAGAAGAAGAGGCCAATGCTCTTGTTGTTAAATGGCAACAAATGGGCTTGTCTTGTGTCATCATCAAGGAGGCAGTATGAAAACAGTATCGATAGGGTTTATGCGGGAAGATGGCGATTTGACGCTAGTTGCAACATTGAATAATCTTGATGGGCATATGAGTGATGATAACTTCCATGTTCTTGTGGAAGGTGTAAGTACGTATATTGAGGCGATGGCTAAACAGACAGTTGTCGTTCTTGAAAGAGAAGATGCTCCAGATTATGTAGAGATTTTAGGGGAGGCAGTATGAGTAAGTATGCACAAACAAATGCGTTAAAGAAGGGGACACGTGTTGTCTTACGTAATGGTTGGGAGGCTGTGCTTGAAGACAACAAGCGTGGCTCCATACGCATGGCTACTGTGTTTGGTACATACACAGAGATGGGCAGCATCTATGCCCATGACATTGCTGGCTATGAAGAAGTACTTTATGATTTTCATGGTAAAAAGAATGGCAAAGTTTGGGTAAAACTTCCCTACATTGGGGAGAATTTCCTAGAGCTTTTGATGAGGAAAGCAGCATGAAGGTGTTTGTATATTTCAACTTGCACAAGCGTGTCTTCTCTGTGAAGGCTTTAGAAGGCCCACAGAAGGGTAGGGTTATAGGCCATAGAACAATGCTAGCCATTGATAGTCCAACCTTCAAGGTTTCAGAGGCTGGAAGACAGCGTGTGGTGCGTGAGAGGCGTAAGAACGTACATGCAGGGGTTGTTGGTTTTGTAACATCCTCTTATGATTGGACTAAGGAAGAGGTGTTATGGACTCCTGTGTTGTACAATCCATACATGTTCTCTTCGTTTGTCACAATGCTTGGTAAGCCTGTGCATACTGCTAGGTTTGCTAGAATGGCAATTCATGACGGTGTTCCATTTGTGGAGGCTGGTAATGCGGAACCATGTTGATGGCATTGGCATCTTCTTGGTGTATATCATTGGGTTTGTTATTGGTTTGTGTATAATTAGATTCTTTAAACAGAAGGAGAAATGAATGGGACTCGATATGTATTTGACAGCAAAGCGTTACATCTATAGCTTTGGAGATGATGGCAAGACTTTGCGTGATGCTTTGGAAAATTTAAAAGTTAATGGTATGCCTATCAAAGAGCTGTCATATGAGGCTGGCTACTGGCGTAAAGCTAACCAAATTCATAAGTGGTTTGTTGATAATGTTCAGGGAGGTGTTGATAATTGTGCTGAGCATCTTGTCACATATGAGGCATTGGAACGTCTGCTTGAGCTTGTCAATGAGGTGTTGCGTAATAAAGACAAGGCAAATGAGTTGTTGCCTACAACCAATGGCTTCTTCTTTGGTAGTGACTTGTATGATGAGAGCTACTTCGATGACCTCATCAACACAAAAGCCATCATAGAAAATGTTTTGTCAATAGAAGATTCTCGTAAGTATGATTTTTACTACTGTTCCTCGTGGTAACTAGCCAGTTACCTATGATGCCCTTGACAGCTTCTTGTATGTGTCATATAATAAATACATATAAGAAGCTTCTAATTAATAATATTAAGGAAAACATATGAGATGTTATTGTTGTAATGCTGTGTTGTCTGACTTTGAAGCTACTCGTAAGAGTGCTCAGAGTGGTGAGTTCTTAGACATGTGTAATGGTTGTTTCTTTCACGTTAAAGATGATATGGATGTTGTAGAGAGACAAGACTTACAACATGCATCAGATGATGAGGACATTGAAGATGACGAAGAATGAAAAGATAGAGAGGTTTATGTCTTTCACAATTGCTGATTGTGTTGAGCTTGTATCTCTCGTTGGTTATGTTAAATTCATGGAAGCCTTTCAAGAAGCTCTCTTAACAAAGAAAAACTCTTTACCTTTGTCTCAAGAAGAGCTAGAAGAAAGACAGAAAAATTTATGGAATGATTGGAAGTATTGATGGCTTTTGTTAAGACACATCAGCCATGCACATCATGTGATAGCAGTGATGGCATGTCTGTAAATGATGACAGCTCAACCTATTGCTTTGTTTGTAACACGCACACAAGGCCAACAAAAGAAGAAGGACGTATGCAGACACCAACAACCGCCACAAAGCCTGTGGATGGGGCTATAGATGCCATTAGATTGGCCTTTCAAACATTGGCAACACCAGCCATTGGAAGTAGACGTATTAGCAGGAGCACAGTGGAGAAGTATGGTATTGTTTCTGATGCCTCTCATGTATGGTTTCCCTACTATGACAGCGATGGGAAGCTCTTTGCAACAAAGAAGCGAAGCATCAAGGAGAAGAAGTTTGTCATTGAGGGAGACTGGAAAGCCACCTGCTTGTTCGGGCAGAACTTGTTCACCAAGGGAGGGAAGTATTTAACCATTGTTGAGGGTGAGTATGATGCCCTTGCTGTGTTCCAAATGCTTGGCTCCAAGTGGCCTGTTGTCTCTGTGCGTAACGGTGCAGGAGGTGCAGCAAAGGATGCCAAGGAGCATTACGAGTGGCTCAATAGCTTTGAGAACATCGTTGTTTGCTTTGACAATGACGAGCAGGGGCAACAAGGGGCAGCTCAGCTATGCTCTGTGCTTGGCTCTAAGGTGAAGGTTATGAAGGGGGTTGATGGCCTGAAGGATGGCTGTGATTGGCTCCTTGCTGGCAAAGAGAAGGAGTTTATTGACCGTTGGTGGGCTGCTGAGAAGCACATCCCCGATGGTATTGTTGCTGGCTCCACCTTGTGGGAGCAGGTGTCTAAGCCTTTGGAGAAGGCAGAGGTGTCCTACCCATTTGATGGCCTTAACAAACTCACCTATGGTATTCGCAAGGGAGAGCTTGTAACTGTCACTGCTGGTAGTGGCTTAGGTAAGAGTCAGTTCTTGCGTGAGCTTATCTGGCACATCCTATGCAAGACACAGGACAACATTGGCTTGATGTTCTTGGAAGAAAGTGTTCGTAAGACAGGCACATCCATCATGTCTTTGGCTGCAAACAAGCCCTTGCACTTGCCTGATTGTGATGCTACAATGGAAGAGAAGAGGGCAGCTTTTGATGTCACCCTTGGTACAGACAGACTGTATATGTTTGACCACTTCGGTAGCACAGACATCCAGAACATTGTGAAGAGGACAGAAGAGTTTGCTAATGCTTTTGGTTGTGGCTATGTGTTCCTTGACCACGTGTCCATTGTTGTAAGCTCTCAGCAGAATGGTGATGAACGTAAGGCTTTAGACACCATCATGACTGAGCTTCGTACATTGGTTCAACGTACAGGTATTAGCCTTGTCCTTGTGAGCCACTTAAAGCGTCCTGATGGGGGCAAAGGACATGAGGAAGGGGTTGCTACCACCTTGGCTCAGCTTCGTGGCTCAGGCTCCATTGCTCAGCTCTCTGACATGGTGCTTGGCCTTGAACGTAATGGTCAGGCAGACGATGAGAAGGAACGTAACACTACCAAGGTGCGTGTATTGAAAAACAGGTTCTCTGGCTTAACAGGACATGCTTGTAACCTTGTGTATAGCAAGTACACAGGACGCATGGTTGAGACAGAAGATGAGAAGCTATGAGAAAACGACAGATAAGGAAATATATGGATACTCTTTTGTTAGAACTGTGTGACTTCCCTACCCTATGCATGGAGGAAAGCCTCTATGAAACATTCCCTGATGCACAGGATGTTACAATTGAATTTGAATGGGATGCAGATGAGCCTAGTGTTGGCTATACTGGAGGCTTCTCATGGCAAGCCTTTGTTAATGGTGTTGAAATTACAAACATGATGTCAATCAAAGACATTGGCTTTGTGGAGGCAACCCTTAAGGAATATACTGAGGCCTATTCATGAAGCCTGTTGTAACTTTTATTGGTGAGGCTGTGTTTGATTCCAAGATGTATAAAGGACATGTAGTTGCACGTGTACATGCCTTAGACCATCCTATATGGGACAATGATATGGTGCGTACCAGTAGCGTGTTAAACAAGTTTGATGATGGTAGCTTTGAAACACTTAACACAATCTATAAACCACAGAAAGAAGAACAACATGGCTAGTTGGCTCATTGCACTAATTGGTATTGTCTATCTCGTTGTTGCCGTTAATCTGTTGATGACAGGAAAGACAGGACTTGGCATTGCCTTCATTGGCTATTCCCTTGGTAATGTTGGTTTGTATATGGAGGCTAAGCTATAATTGATGTATATATCAAGGAGAAAATATGAAACTATATGAAGTTCCAAGACACAGTAGGATTGTTCTTGAAGATGACTCAGAACTCACCTTCGACCATATTGATGGCATGTATAGTGTGTGTTATACTGATAGTGGAAACATCGTACATTTAGCAGCTTGGACAGAAGTAACAATTAAGGAAGACAAATGACATTAACAATTGAAGGTACATTAGCACAACGTCAAGACACCTATGGTGACTACAAAGATGTTGCACGAACAGCACAAGACTTAAAACAAATTGTGCGTACACGTGGTAACTGGCATGACATGTCACCAGCTATGCAAGAAAGCATGGACATGATTTGTAATAAGATGGCTCGCATCCTTAACGGCAACCCATACTATGCAGATAGTTGGCATGACATCTCAGGGTATGCTACACTTGTGGTTAAGGAACTTGGATATGAATAAGGAAACCAAATGCGGAGGCTCTTTCTAGATACAGAAACTAACAGCACCCATGACCACATATGGTGCTGTTACACGTATGATGAAGATGGATATGTATGTCACACAGAAGCAAGTACACTACTTCCCTTAATAGAAAACTCAGACAAAGTGATAGGACACAACTTGATAGGCTTCGACGCTGGAGTGCTGAGGAAGTGTTGGGGAGTGAAGATTCCAGCCAAGAAAGCGATAGATACATTGATACTATCAAGGCTATACAATCCAAATTTAGAAAACGGCCACAGTTTAGCAGCATGGGGGGACAGGACAGGGCAAAAGAAAACTGACTATGCTCAAGCCTATGTAGACAAGACAGGGTTACTAGCTAGTTACCGTTGGGACAAACCAGACCTTGAGCTTCTCTATGAATATTGTAAGGATGATGTTGCTGCTTTAGTTGCTACATACCACATGCTTAATAAGATGCTAGAAAAGGATAAGTTCTCTGAACAAAGCATCAAGCTAGAGCATGACGTTGCAATCATTATTCAGAAGCAGAAGGAGCATGGCTTCAAGCTAGACATCAAGAAAGCTCAGGGCTTGTTGGCTATGCTTCAGGGGAAGATGGTTGACATTGAGAACACCATGCAAGTTGTGTTCCCTCCATACGTAGAGACAGGGAGGAAGAACAAACGAACTGGTGCTCCATTGAAAGACATTGTGTCTCCATTCAACCCGGGAAGTAGACAACAAATTGCTGAGCGTCTTGAGAAGCTTGGTGTTAAGTTTACAAAGAAGACAGAGAAGGGTAGTGTTATTGTTGACGAGACAGTACTTGCATCCATTGCTCTACCAGAAGCTAAACTCTTATCTGAATACCTCATGCTACAAAAGCGTGTAGCTCAGATTGGTAGTTGGCTTGAAGAGGTGAAGGAGACAGGCCGTGTGCATGGCAGTGTTATCACCAATGGTGCTGTCACTGGTAGGATGACACACAGTTCTCCAAACATGGCTCAAGTTCCTAACAAAGGAAGTCCTTATGGGGAAGACTGTCGTGAGCTTTGGATTGTAGATGAGGGTAATGTTCTTGTTGGTGCTGATGCCAGTGGTCTTGAGCTTAGAATGCTGGCACACTACATGAAGGATGATGCCTATATCAAAACTGTTTGTGAAGGAAGTTCAAAAGATGGCACTGATGTACACACTCAGAACCAAAAGGCAGCGGGTCTATCGACAAGGGATGAAGCTAAAACATTCATCTACGCCTTTCTCTATGGTGCAGGGGCAGAGAAAATTGGTAAAGTGGTCGGTGGTGATGCTCGTGCTGGACAGAAGCTCATCGAAAGTTTTCTTTCCAACACTCCCGCACTCAAGAGTTTACGAAATAACGTATCCAAGTATGCGAGCAAGGGTTTTGTACCGGGGCTTGATGGTAGAAAAATATGGGTACGTTCCGAACACTCAGCAGTTAATAGCCTATTGCAAGGAGCTGGCGCAGTTGTAATGAAACAGGCTCTTGTCTTGTTAGATGAAGAGCTTAGGAAGAATAAAATTTGGTATGGCTTTTGTGCAAATGTCCATGATGAATGGCAGATTGAAACAAAAGAAAAAGATGGCGAGCTTGTAGGAAAACTAGCAGTGCAGAGCATAGAAAAAGCAGGAACTTTGTTAGGCTTACGTTGCCCTGTATCTGGTGAGTTTAATATAGGTAAGACATGGCGTGACACGCATTGAAAAATGTGTTATAATATTGTTTTTATACAAAGGAAAAAAGATGAACCAAGTTAAAGTGGTGGGTAAATTGTTCTGGGCTAAGCATATGGAAGTCCCAAATCGGGAGTTCAATGCAGATAATAATCGCTTTGAGATTTGTATCGGTGGCCTGAGTGATTCCATTGCACAACGCCTTACATCAGAGCTTGGTGTAAAGGTGAAAGAGAAAGCAGATGACAAGTATGGTCGTGGTAAATACATCATCGTCAAGAGCAACTATGCTATCAAGGCTGTCGATGATAAGAATGGTATTGTTCCTCCTGACCTGATTGGCAATGGCACTATTGCAGAAGCAACCATCAGTAGCTATACACATAAGATGTCAGCTATGCATGGCAATGCTCCCTCTCTGCTGCACAGCAAGGATAACCCTGCTCTGCGTATCAAAGAGTTGGCTGCTCCTCCTGTTGTTCAAGAAGAAGAAGCAGAAGTAGTCCTGTGATTGCATTAGTAGATGGTGATGTGATGTGCTATCGCATTGCCTTCTCTTGTAAGGATGACTCAGAAAGCCAAGCCATTACAACGATGGCTAACTTTCTTGAGGACATCCTTATGAATCAACTAGGTCTTGAATCTTGGGAGGTGTTCCTTACAGGGAAGACCAACTATAGAAAAGACATAGCGATAACTGCCCCTTACAAAGGGAACAGAACACAAGAGAAGCCAGCGCATTTAGAGATGCTACGTAACTACCTAGTTACTGCATGGGGAGCAACGATGAGCATTGATGAAGAAGCTGATGACCTAATAGCAATTAGAGCAACAGAACTTCAAGACGACTGCATCATTGTCTCAGTAGACAAAGACTTCAATCAGGTGGCAGGATGGCATTACAATTTTGTGAAGCAAGACAAGTACTTTGTTTCCGAAGAACAAGGACTCCGTTTCTTTTACAAGCAGATGTTGATGGGCGACAGAGCCGACAACATTGTGGGTATCAAGGGAGTGGGGGATGTGAAAGCAACAAAGATGCTTGCCAAAGCCAAGACAGAAAGCGAGATGCTTGCAGTTTGCTTGGAGGCTCTGGGCGAAGAACGAGTTAAAGAGAATGGACTTTTATTATGGCTAAGACGATTCCCAAATCAGATGTGGTTCCCTCCAGTTTCTGGCTCGGAGGTTGTGAATGGAATGTAACTTACGTTGATGAGCTTCATGACTTTGGCATGTGTGATCCGGGCAAGTATGAAATACTTCTTCGTTCCAACATGAATGAGCAAGCAACACGAGCTACATTTTTCCATGAGCTTGTACATGCAATAAGATTTACAATGGGAGATACAAGCCACGATGAAAAAGAAACTGAAGGATTCGGGAACCTCCTCTGTCAGTGGTACAGAACAAAAGTATAATGACAGTGAGTGGACAGCAGCAAGGTTTAGAAGCTTTGTTGTCTCTGCTCTGAGGACAGCAACACGTAGGTGGCCCCCAAAGTTTAAGGCTTTAAAGGCTGCATACATTGGCAGACAGGTTAACAAGAAGACAAACAAAATGGCAATGCATTACTCTTGTGCTCACTGCTCAAGACACTTCGTTGCCAAAGATGTACAGGTTGACCACATCTTCCCTGTTGTTGACCCAAGGACAGGCTTTGTTGATTGGGAGACATACATCACTAGGTTGTTCTGTGAGAAAGAAAACCTACAGGTGCTATGCAAACCATGTCATTCAGAGAAGACAGCTTCAGAGAAATTACAAAGGAAAGAGAATGGGCAGACCAAAGAAAATACAACCAGAACAAGTAGAGCCAAGCACAAATGAGCAGTGGTATATATACCTTGTTAACTACTGGGTTCCATTTCCAAGTAGTGAATATGGTGGCCTTCAGTGTGTCTTAGCACGTACCAAAGAAGAGGCTAAGGAAGTTATTAAAGAGGCAGCAGGAGACTTCATGGTGGGCTCCTTCAAAGATGCAGATGAACGCATTGAGATGCGACTCAACAAAGCAGAAGTGTTCCCTGTCATTGGTAGTTATGATGAACCGCATGTTGTAAGGAGTTTTGAAACATGAATATTTCATTAACAATGATTAATGAGAATGAAGATGGCTCAGCCGATTGTTCTTTTGAAGCAGACAAGGAAGGCAAAGAAGCTCTCCTACGTTATGGCTTGATGGCTCTCTTGAAAGAAGCCATTGCTCAAGGGAATAAGATGGCAGTACCAGAGGATACAGTGGATGGGAGTTAGGCTTGTATGGGCAACACCTAATGGTGAAGCCCTCATTGCAGAGATGGCTCGTGTGTCCAATCCAGACAACAAGAACAACACAGCCACTGCTCCTAAGCTTATTAAATATCTAATAGATAATAAGCATTGGAGTCCTTTCGAGATGGTCAATGTATGTATGGAAATTGTCACAACACGTGACATTGCTAGACAGATACTTAGACACAGAAGCTTTAGCTTTCAAGAGTTTAGTCAGAGGTATGCTGTTGCTAATTCATTTATCTCTTCAGAAGCTCGTCTTCAAGATGAAAAGAATAGACAGAATAGCATTGATACTGATGATGTAATAACACAAACTTGGTGGAAAGATATACAAGAACGTATGATTCGTGAGTCTTCTCTTTTGTATAAGCTGGCTTTGGAAAGAGGCATAGCAAAAGAGACAGCACGTAAGGTGTTGCCAGAAGGACTAACAGAGAGTACAATGTATATGAATGGAACCCTGCGTAGCTGGCTTCATTACATTGACATTCGTTGTGACAAGGCAACACAGAAAGAACATCGCCTCATTGCTGAGCAGTGTCGTGAGATTATCAAACAACAATTCCCAAACATTTAAGGACTTATATGGACAACGAAAACACTCGCTTCATGTTTCATGTAGAACAAAAAGGATATTATGATGGCATTGAATACCGTGCATATCCAGATGTTGTGTTAACACAGTATGCTTCTTTCAATGGTGATGAACGATGGCCTGATATACTTCGTGCCTTTGCTCGCTTCTTAAGCAATGTCTATGGCTATGATGTAGAGGCAGAGTTTAATAAGATTTATATAGACCCCTTGGTTGCATACCAACAAGAGCAAGCCAAGCCAAAGAAGAAAACTAAGAAAGCAAAAGACTAATGCGACATCTAGTTATTCCTGACACACAATGCAAGCCCGGAGTTTCTCTTGAACATCTAGAGTGGGTTGGCAAGTATGCAGCAGAGAAGAAACCAGATGTTATCATCCACCTTGGCGATCATTGGGATATGCCAAGCCTTTCAATTTATGATGTAGGGAAGAAAAGCTTTGAAGGTCGAACATATCAAGCTGATATTGAAGCAGGTCACACTGGAATGGAACTTCTTTTGTCTCCGATTAAAGCTGAACAACAGCGTCTTAAAAGAAATAAAGAAAAACAGTGGAACCCACGCCTTGTCTTTCTACTTGGAAACCATGAAGAACGCATTCAAAGAGCTATTGAGAGCGACAGAAAACTGGATGGGCTCGTTGGTTATCACGACCTTAAACTCAGTTCTTATGGCTGGGAGTGTTATGATTTTCTTCAGCCTGTGGTGCTGGACGGTATTGCTTATTGCCATTACTTTACCTCTGGTGTTATGGGAAGGCCTGTCAGCTCGCCTTCGTTGATGCTTGCTAAGAAGCACATGAGCTGTGTCATGGGGCATGTACAGGATAGGGGCATTGCCTATGCTCGTAGGGCTGATGGTAAGCGCATGACAGGCTTGTTTGCTGGCATCTGCTACCAACATGATGAGGGCTATTTAACACCACAAACAAATGGCTCTTGGGCTGGTGTGTGGATGTTCAATGAGGTGGTTGAAGGAAGCTTCGATGAGCTGCCTGTAAGCCTTAATTACTTACGAGAGACTTACTCATGAGCCTCACCCTGTACGACATTGCAGACTTGCTAAGAAGGGAAGATTGTGTTACAATATTAGAACTGTTGGACATAAGCAGTGATGACCTTGTTGATAGGTTTATGGATGTGATAGAAGATAAAGCTGATAAAATAGAAAAGGAACTTGAATGAGTAATTATATGGGAAGTTATGAGCAGTTTATTGCCAAGAGTCGGTATGCTCGTTACTTGGATGATGAACAACGTCGAGAGAACTGGGATGAGACAGTAACTCGATACTTAGACTTTATGTCAAACCATCTGGATAAAGAGCATGGCTTTAATCTGGACGGTAAGTTGTATGCAGAACTTTATGATGCCATCTACAACATGGAAGTTATGCCTTCTATGCGTAGCGTGATGACTGCTGGAAAGGCTTTGGAACGTGATAACACTGCTGGTTACAATTGCTCTTATCTTCCTGTGGATGACCCTAAGTCCTTCGATGAGGCTATGTATATTCTTCTGTGTGGTACTGGCGTTGGCTTTTCTGTTGAACGTCAGTTTGTACAAAAGCTTCCTGATATTCCAGAACAACTCTTCAATAGTGATACCACTATCGTAGTGGCAGACAGTAAAGAAGGATGGGCTAAAGCTTTGCGTCAATGCATTGCCTTACTCTATTCAGGTGAAGTTCCTAAGTTTGATGTATCTAAGGTGCGTCCCGCTGGTGCTCGTCTGAAGGTATTTGGTGGACGTGCTAGTGGCCCTGAGCCTTTGAAGGAGCTCTTCTCCTTCGTCAGTAACATCTTCAAGAATGCTGCTGGACGTAAGCTCAATAGCCTTGAGTGTCATGACATCATGTGTAAGATTGGTGAGGTTGTTGTCGTAGGTGGTGTTCGCCGTAGTGCTATGATTAGTTTGTCCAATCTGTCTGATGACCGTATGCGACATGCTAAGAGTGGTGCATGGTGGGAGAAGAATGGACAACGTGCGTTGGCTAACAACAGTGCTTGCTATACAGAGCGTCCTGACATGGGCATCTTTATGCAAGAATGGACTAGCCTGTATGAAAGCAAGAGTGGTGAACGAGGCGTGTTTAATCGTGAAGCTGCTAAGAACATTGTAAAGAAAAATGGAAGACGTTCTCCTGACTTTGATTTCGGAACTAACCCATGTTCTGAGATTATTCTTCGACCATATCAGTTCTGTAACCTTTCCGAAATTGTTGTACGTTCTGAGGACACTATTGATAGCTTGAAACGTAAAGCACGTTTAGCCACAATCTTAGGCACATTCCAGAGCACATTGACCCACTTCCCTTACCTACGTAAGGTGTGGCAAAAGAACACAGAGGAAGAGCGTCTGTTGGGTGTATCAATGACAGGCATCATGGACAACGCACGACTTAACAATCCCAATGATATGGGTGTTGGTGTACTTCTGGAGCAAATTAAGAATGTCTGTATCGCAACAAACCAACTCTTGGCAGAACAACTTGGCATTCCTCAGTCGGCTGCCATTACTTGTGTTAAACCTTCTGGCACTGTTAGTCAGCTTACCGATAGTGCTTCTGGTATTCACGCTCGTCATGCTTCTTACTACTATCGTCGTGTACGTGCAGACATTAAAGACCCTCTTACGCAACACCTAATTGCAGCAGGGGTTCAAGCAGAGCCTTGTGTCATGAAGCCTGACCAGACTATGGTGTTCACCTTCCCCAAGAAAGCACCAGAAGGAGCCTTGTTGCGTGATGGCCTGACAGCTATTGAGCACTTGCGTCTGTGGTTGGTCTTCCAGCGTCACTGGTGTGAGCACAAGCCCTCTGTCACCATCTCTGTTAAGGAACACGAGTGGATGGAAGTTGGAGCTTTTGTGTGGGAGCACTTCGATGAGATGAGTGGTGTGTCCTTCTTGCCCTATGATGGTGGCTCGTATCGACAAGCCCCCTATGAAGATTGCACGAAAGAGCAATACGATGCTTTGATGGCTATCACTCCTCAAGATATTGATTGGGATAGTTTGATTGAAGCGGAAGATAATGTCGAAGGTACACAGATGCTTGCATGTGTGTCTGGTGTTTGTGAAATCTAAGGAGACTGTATGATTATGTTTAAGTTTCGTCAGGGTATTGGTCTGGACATTGAGTATAATGAGGACATCTGTCACATTGTAACTAATGGCACAGAAGAACAAGTGGTTGCTTTCTGTGGGGTGTTGATTAAGCTACCCTTTCTAACCTGCTACATTGGTGACTTCTTTGATCTAGAAGACACCGAACCAACTAAGTAACAAAAAAGGGGACTATTAAGTCCCCTTTCTTTTTGGTAACTAGGAAGTTACTTTAATGGTACTCGACCTTGCAAGCCCTTGCTTATGAGATATTCATTATAGAAGTCAGTAGCAAACTTAGGGTCTGTCTTGTAAAGCTCACCCGCTAACTGTCGTGCAGCAGCACTTCTACTTTTCTCAAGAGTTGTTTTAACATATTGTTCTTGTTGAAAAGCATCATACTTCTGCCATTGAGGGCTATTCATACCCTTCTCTAAACCAGCAGCAAAGTAGCCACCAGCCAGTTGTCCATAGCGTGACAGTTGGTCTGATGTAAGCTCAACTCTCCCCACCTTCTTGCCTATACCTTTGATGTCTACATCAACTTCATTCAAACGCTTCTGAAGTTCTGTAGGTGTAAACACTTTAACACCAGCAAGCACCTCACTAATGCTTGTTTGAATAGGTTGGCCCATGTTGTCATAACGCACAGGCAGGTTGTCACGTAAGCCGGGGATACGTCCCATGAGCTTGTCAGTGAAGCCAACTACTTGTCGTTCATATGGGTCAAAGCCTCGTGCAACAGCAGCCACACCAGCAGGGATGGCAGTGGTTGAATATGATTCTATGAAAGCATCTCCATAACGCTCTGGATTTAACACAGCAGATATGGCCTTAGCAATGCCTTCAACAAAAGACTTATTCAATATGTTATCAGCTACGCTTTGTGCAGTTTCTTTAGCAAAGTGTCCAGCTATCTTATCTGCTGTTTCTTTATTCCACTTTGGGTCTTTCCTATAATCGTTATATGTTTGATGCATATCAGCAACCAAGCCAAACATGGTGGCTAATGGTTCAATACGAGCATAGCTATACCAAGAGTCTCCAATTTTTACAGAGAACTTAGGTAAATCTCCTTTAGGGCTAGAACCTGTTACAGCTCCTTGTTCAACCAATGCATTAACATACAGAGTTGCAGCCATGCCTAACATCTGTTTAGCAATGAGGCGTTCTCTTTGTACAGGCTGAGCCAATGCCCAATCAAACTTCCCTGTTCCTTTACCAACCAATGGGTCAATGATTTCCTTACGTGCCAAAGCCCCAATGCCGGGCATATATGCTGCACCTTCTTTAAGAATGTTGTATGGTGTTTTAACAAAGGGAATAATCAAAGCACCAGCAAGAGGATTCTTAGCTCTCAGTTCCTGCACTGTCTTAGCAAGACCACCAAGGTTTTCTTGGAACACCTTCTCTTTAGCAAAGTTTGCTATGTCTGTTGTTCCCTTAACACCAAAGGTTTCACGCATCAGAGAATTCCAGTTATCTGGATTCATACGATTCTCTGTTGCCTTAGCATATGCTTCTTCTTTGGACACACCAAACTTTTCAGCTAAGAGGTCAGCATCTCTATAAGCCTTAGCATTGAATTCCATTCTACGCAGCGTGGCTTTCCAGAACTCATCAATAGCTACACCAGCCTTAGAACCAAAACGTAACACCTTACCTATAGTTCCGGGAATGGCTTGTGTTGCTTGGTCATATAACACTTCCTTAAGGGCTTCAGCCTTGATGTCATCAAAGCCATATTTAACTTGAGCATCCCTAAACTCTTTAGCTGTCATACCAAAAGAAGCAGCATCAACCTTTAAATCAAGAGGCTTACCTGTAACCCAACCAGCCTTAGCGAAGTCCATACCCTCACTGAAGCCTTGGAGGATTCCCTTGAGCATGATAAGGCCTTCACCACTCTTACGTTGGTCAACCTTGTTTGCTGTTGCCTTGCCTACAATGGCTTCCATCTCCCTTAACAAAGGACTGAGAAGCACCTGACCAGCACCAGACATCGCATTGGTTGTAATGTTTGTAGGAGCAGTGAGGTATCCATTGATTACATACTCAGCAGTCATTGCTCGTATTTTCTTGAAGCTTGCTCCCTCTTTAATGATGCGTCCTGTCATCTCAGCTTTTAAAGCGTTAGCTTCTGCTTGTGTTAGCTGACCATTCTTTACAATGTCATCAACAAGCTTATGCATGTCAGCCATCTCAAGGATGTTCAACGTGCATTTAGGATCAAATTTACCAGCCATAGTTTTCCTTATTGACAATCAACACCGGGTTGAAATAGTCCTTTAACTTCTTTGCCAGCTTCGTATTCAGACTTAGCCAGTTTAAAAGCATTGAGGGTGTCAGAAGCTTTTGTTCGTTGTCCTTGATAGATGCCAAGGATGCCAATAGGCAGTTGGCTTCTGTAGGTCAGGTTATTTAGAGCACTCTCTGTAAGCTCACCAGCATCACGTAAGCGATTGATCTCAGCGAGGTTGGCAGACAGAGTGGCTCGTGCTTCTTCATAGACAGGACGGAAGGCTTCAACCTCAGCCCTGTTCCAGCTCTTGTCGATGTTAGGGAATGTACCATCATCATTCTGTTTGAACACCCAATCTTCTATTGAGCCCTCTTCTCGCTGCATCCTAGCAGCAGCCTTCTCACCAGCCTTCATTGTTCCTTCAAGGCTACCACCAAACTCTCCACGCCCACGAAGCTGTCTTCCCTTAGCACCAAGAACACCCACAGCTTTAGAGAATAAATCATTCCATTGCTCGTTAGCAGAAACAGGAGCTACATTAGCCCCACGTGTTTGACCACCAGTGAGTAGCTTCTCTGCATTGGTCTGAAAAGGAACACTCTCAGCATACAACAGCTCTCTAGGAGTAGCGGCAGAACCACCACTTTGAAAACCTCTAGAAGCAGCCATAGGTGCTTGCGTAGGGGTAGGCATAGGAACTCCCTGAATAGGGGCTTCCTGAGCCATTCTAGGGGCTTCTTGAGGCATTGGCTCTGCTCTGCCTGTACGTTCCATTGTCTGCTGCACACGTGCATCACGTGCAGCCACCTGTTCTGGAAGAACCCCCTGTCGTGTTTCAACTTGTATTGGGAACTCTCTGGCAGGAGGGGCAATCATTCCCTTGAGCTTCTCAACCTCAGCCTTCTTTGTCTCAATTTGTCGTAACAAATATTCCTGTGCTGTCCCTTGTTTGGCAGCTTCAACGATTTGTTGTTTGATAACAGGAACTTCATTAGGAGCTGCACTCTTAAACAAAGCAGCCACTTGCTTAGCAGGGGCTTCTTTAGTTGGAGCAACAAGGCCAAACCTAGCAGGAAGGTCTTGTCCTTCTGGAGCTTTGAACAGAGCAGCCACTTGTTTTTCTGTTGGAACTTTGGTGGGGTCTTTCAAACCAAGCAAGTCACCAACTTCTTTCTCTGGCTGTTGCTTCTGTACATTAGCAAGGTCTGTTTCATGCTTAGCAATTTCAGCTTCTGTCTTAGCAATGCGGTCTTCAACAAGCTTAATCTGTACAGCATCAGGCTCACGTACAACAGGAGCAGCAGGAACACCTTCAGCTTCTGCCCTACGTAGATAAGCAGGGGTTTCATAATTAACAGCCTGTGCTTCTGCTGCTTGTTTGCTTGGTGGGTTATCAACTGTCTTAGCCACATCATCAATGGCAGCTTTAGTTGTTTCTGTATCTGCTGCTTTGATGGCTCGCTTCTCAAGGAAGTTAATAACTCCTTCACTAGCTTTACCAAGGCCAGCACCAAAGACAGTACCAACAGCAGTGCCAGCTACAGTGTTAAACAAACGACTCTCTTCTGGTGTGAGAACAGGCTCTAAGAAGCCACCAACACCGCCTTGTAAAGCTCCTTGCTTAGCCATAGTGCCAGCAAGAGTTGCAGCCTTCAAGCCTTTAAGAGCAAAGGCAGGGGCTGTGATGGGGTCTGCTATAGCACCAGCAAACTCACCAGCTAGGCCAGCAATAGGAGCATTAGCAGAAGCAATGCTTGCTGCTGTACGTTCAGCCAAGGCTCTTTCTTTATCAAGACCACCCCATGCAAGGTCTGCAATGCCTTTGATAGTACTACCACCAGCTTGAATAAAACGTTGCATAGCTCCTGTAAAGGCTGTCTCTCCCATCAAGTGAGAGATGATTTGGTCATCTTTGTAGCCGTCCTGTCTGGCTCCTGTGATGTTAAACCCCTTACGCTTTGCTAGTTCATCAGCAATTTGTGCAGGGGTATAGCCATCTTGTAAAGCTCCTGTTAAGTCAAAGCGACTAGAAGGCTCTACACCAGAGGCTCCAATGGAGCCCATCACTTGTTCTTCAGGGCTTAAGAATGTAGCCATCAGTATGCGCTCAAAGGTTTCTGAGGAGTTTTAGAAGCAGGAGCAGGAGTACCAAACAGACGATCAAAGAAGCCCGGTTGAGGAGCAGCTTGAGCAGGCGCTTGAGCAGCAGGGGCCATAGGCTCAACACCAATGCCTTGTCCTCTTATTGCTGCATCTCTATTTGAATATTCAACACCATCACTACCTAGCACTCGTCCTTGTTTATCCATCTTACCAATATACTGTTTTTGACCCATAACATCTGGATCAGTAAAAAGAGACTGCGTAAAAGATTCTTGTTTTGCTCTTGCATTAGCAGCAGATGTTGAAGCTTTACTTGAAGCTATTGAAGCTTCATAGCTCTTCATCTTAAGCTCATGCTCTGCTTTCTCATTAGCAATCTTAGTAGCTTCATTGTTAACTGCAAGAGTTGCTTGTGCAAGACGAGCTCGTAAACCCTGTGCTTCTGTATTTGTTAAGGGCTGACCAGTTTTGGGATTGATTCCAGTATTCAAAGCTTCTTGGGTCATAGTAATCTCACCCATAGCACCATTAAGGTCTTGCTCTGCTTTCAGAATAGCCAGTCCTTTAACTTGTAGATCAAGAGGATACATTGCCATACGTTGTTTGTATTCATCTTCTGCTTGTTTAGCAGCAATCATAGCACGTTGCTCAGCAGAAACATCACGACCTTCTTTTGATACAGCACGAGCCTCTTGGCTTGCCGCCAATGTCATGGCCTGTTCGTCACGCTTAGCAGCACGAGCCTTCTCTGTTGCAGCCATAGCATCTTGTGTAAGCCCACGAGCAGCCAAGCCCTTAGCAAGGTTGGCATACATATCAGCATCTGTACCACCCATGCGAGTAGCTTCTGCCATTGCTTCATTCACTCCTTGAATACGCACTTCATCTGCTGTACGTCCACCAAGCAAGCGACCAGCACCATAGCCCAAACTAGCACCACCATCACGGCCCATTGCCACTACCTGTTGCAATAAACCAAGCTGATTCATTTGAGCAGGACTAGACATCAAACCTTCATAATATTGCTGACCTGCTTGTTGTGCTGTTGGTAAATTAAACAAACTACCTACTGTATCTGCTGCCATTATTAACCTCCAAAGGAATAGTTGCCTTGCATAGTTGGCTGTGTATTTCCTGACCAATAGCTTGAACTTGGAGAAGGAGAAGGAGCCTGTGTAAACATACCACTAAAGGGATTACGCATTTGGCTAAAGTCCATACCACCAATAGCTCTACCAGCTCCTTGTACTGCTCCTGCTGTTGCAAGGCCACCAGCTAGGTTGTACTGAGAAGCCCCTGTGCTACCCTCAAGCAGTGCCCTAGAGCCAGCCATTCCTCCTTGCAACAGAGCATTAGCCTGTTGTCCTTGGGAGATAGAAGCCTTGTTACCAATGTCAGCACCCATTGTCAGAGGTGTCATACCAAACTGCTCAACACCTGCTCCAGAGGTAAACAAACCAGTGCCACGAGCAATAAGTTTGTCAATGAGGTTTTGTCCATATGTGGTACTCTCATTTGCAATTTGAGCATTGGCAAGTTCACGTGCTCGCATACGTGCAAAGTCATCTGGGTTTAACATACCAGAGACATCCCCTGCACCACCATAGCCAGCAGAAACACCAAGGCCCACACGTCCTGTACTTAAGCTTTTCTGACGTGCATCAATGTCTTCTTGTAACCGTTGAGGAGCAAGCAAGCCCATCTGCTGTTGGTAATATTGACGAGCTTGGTCTTCTGGTGTACCAATGTTTCCCATTGTCTGTTCTGCTTGCCCATAGAGAGTGTCTCTAAAGGCTGCCAGACGAGGGTCAATGTTATAACCAGCAGTGCCCTTCTCTGTATCAAAGAAGCCTTGACCAAAGCCAGAGGTAATGCTATATGGTTTAAATTTAGCAGACTCAGCAGCAATGCGAGCTGCTTCTAGATTGGCTGCATTAGCCTCTCGTCCTGCTTGCAGTTGAGCATTAGCAGCATTCTTAGCAGACTTACTAGCCATTGAAGAACTAAGCAAGCCAGCACCAGCAACAATAAGTGGAATCATCTTATTTTCCCTGTTGTAAAGAGATACAGATTACTCTGTTCATTTTGTTATACTCTTCTTTGCTCATCTTATCAGCAAAGAAAACCTTATAGCCTTCTTCTACATTACAAACAAGAGGTCTTGTTTCATATATAGAACATTTATTATCTTGTGTTAAATACATACAGTTTACTTTCTTACAACATAAGCCACATTGTTCACATTCAAAAGCCATTACGCTGTGCGCTGCCACATATATACAACAATATATGGCTGCAAGTTAGCATTAGTTCCTGAAGAACCAGTGGAATCCACAGTAACAGAGTGAGTGTGGGAACCAGCACTCTCCAGATACATATTGGATGGCTGGATATAACCGCTAGGCCCACGGCTGTCCGTAGCAATGTAATAGTTCAACCCATCGGGGTCATTCGTACCAGTAATCTGATATTGGATAGTGTGAACGTGTGCACCCGCTGATGCAGTAGTAGCTGTGTGAGTATGGCTAACAACAGATGCATCAGCAGAGCCGCCAGTAGCTCCAGCACTAAAGCCACCGCCATTGCCCACCATTACACGACCAGCAGCAAAGGCTGTCCATGTACCAAAGCCTAACAACGTAGCTGGATTTGTAGCATTAGAAGCATTGGTATAAATAGAACCAACAGGATAAAGAGTTTGATAAGCAAGGGCTATTGCTGCTTGAACAAAAGCTGTTGAAGCTATCTGTGTTGTGTTTACACCAGAAGAAGCTGTAGGTGTTGTAGGAACACCAGTGAACTCAGGGCTTGCAAGGTTTGCTTTAGTTGCAATGGCTGTAGAGATGGCATCAAACTCATCATCAAGCTCTGTTCCTTTAATACGCTTCAGGGGATCACCAGTTGAGAGGCTATCCTTTGTATCGTAAGCTGTTAGTTTAGTATAGTTACTCATTAGTAAATCTTCCCTTGCTTAATAAATATATCCATCTTCTGTACGCTTAGAGGACTTCCAGACACCTCAGCCTCAAAGCCCATTTGAACAATCTTGCCTTGACCACCAACAGAAACAGTGACATCATCAATAACAAGACCAGAAGAATATTCTGCTATGTTATATTCAGCTATGTTATATTCTGCATAGTTTCCTGAATCCATAACAACAGGATAGCTACTATATTGATTTGAATAATCAAAGCCAATCTTAGAAACAAAGCGTTGACCACCACCACCAATCAATACAAAGCCAAGCTTCTTAGCAATCTTGTTAACTGTAGGCTGTCCAAAGTCAAAGTAGTTGGTATAATATGTAAAGACATATTTAACACCATTGTCTTGATAACCAGCGTATTCACCAATACCTGCTGGCTTACCTATGTACAAAGAGCCATCCCTGTTAGAAGAGAAAGCATAGGCACTATAGCCATTCCATGAGGTGACACGAGCAGCACCGTCTGGAAGAGCTTGCTTTAAATCAAAGCAATAAACAATAGGAGAAGCTGTTGTTGGAAAGCTCAACAAATAGAAGCCATACTTCTCTGAATAACAACTCTTAATAAGGTTAGCTTCTGTGCTGCCAATGTTGTTAAACAAGTCATCACGAATGTTCTTAGAGAGATCACGCATAGGCATACTCTTCTCTTGAATGGTACGTCCAAGGCTACGCAAACCAGAAGCACTCAAGAATAACAAGTCATTACCTGTCTTCTGTATGCTATCTCGTGCAATACAACCAATGCCGGGAATGACATCAGAGATGGTCATTGCTGTAGTTGGATTCTCAGCCCCACTTAGAATAACAATGTTTTGTTTACAGAAAACAATTAAGAAACCATTATGTGCAGCAATAGATACAATTTCATCTGTATTATTAGGAAGCTTAGAAGCTATATTAATACTACCAGAGGTACGAGCACCACCAGTATCAAAGGTAGGAAAGTGACTATCAAGAATGTCTGTAGACCAGAACACTGTTGTTGGAGAAGAAGTACTACCTGCCACCCAGAAGCGACCATAAGCAGCTAAACAACTATTAGGGCCATTACTTGTTCCAGTACCAAATACAGGAGCAGCAAAACTAGCACCGCCATGTGCTGAGCCATGTCCCACAAGAGTTGTACAAACAGGACTACCGCTTTCCCTTGTAAACAAAACAGGAAGATGGCTTTTTTGTACCATCAAGCAATGGTCTTTTAAAGAAGCCATCTGCCAGTGGTTATCTGTGACAGTCATTGATGGTGTAATATCTGTTAACACAGCACCAATGCCACCACGCCATAGTTTATTATTACCAGCACTTAGATAATCAATTGTACCATCAGCATTCAAGTATTCAAAGATGCTATAAATGTTTGCACCACTAAGACCAGCAGTAGTTGTAGTCTTTTGAACCCACCCCTTACGTGCTCCTAAGCGTCCATACTTATCAATGACACAGTTAGAAGCTACAAGTGCAAAACCATCTGACAACACTGCTCCACTCTCTTGGGTGTTAAGCCCATAGAAGCCCGGAGCAGCAACAGCAGCACTAGAGATTTGTTTCATACGGTGTACCAGAGAGTGTCTTCAGGACGACGAGCAGCATCAAGGGCAATCTCATCAGCCAAGCTAGAACGACCAGCAGCATAGGCATTCATGCTTGAGGCTCCACCATCTTCACCACGTTCTTCAATGGCCTTAGCAAGGGCTAGAAGCACAACAGGACGTGCAGGAACAATAATATCATTACCATCACCTGTCAGGTCTTGATTACGTAAGATGACATTGAAGCGAATGGTATATGCACCATCAGGAACTGGATAGATGTCAACCTGTGTATCACCATCATTGGCAACACCATTGAAGTTATAATATTCTGGAGAGCCTGTTTGTGGCCCTTGGTTCAAATAAGCATTATCAAACCAAACACCATCACGATAGCTCATGAATTGATTGGAGGTGTCGTTAATAACATCAAGCAATGTGAAGTTGTTCTGACTACCGTTAAGCTCATAGTTAAAGATGTTAGCTGTGGTTGATAGTGTTAATGTAGTTCTAAGAGCAGACCAGTTCCAAGCTGTCTCCACTTCGTTCTTAGCATCATTAACAAAGTCACCAATAAGCTTACTATAGGAACTCTCAGACACAGAGGATACCTCTCGCTCCCTGAGTCTTCGTAGTACACTATTGACAGCTTCTAAATATGTCATACTATATCCTTATATGTTTCTATTATAACATGGTTTGTTATATTTGTCAAGCTACCATTTAACTTTATCAGCCCAATAAGCAGCAGACATCTTACCTTTAGCTATGTTATCAGAATGACGGGCTTTAAAGCTCTCTCGTCTGTTCTTATAAGCTTCAGATTCCCCTGCTTTCTTAGGGCTTCCTGACACGCCTTGTTGTCCAAAGCGTATTGTTTTAACTTTATCCCCCTCCTTAGCCACAACAACGTGGCTTTTGGTGGGATGACTAGGGGTGGCTTTAGGCTTATTATAGCCGCTAACACCCACCTTGGCTAGTCTGCTATCCTTCATACCTTTTTAGCCTTGTTCTTGGCTGTTCTCTGGCCTCTCATGGGCATCTTTGCTTGACTCATGGCAATGGCTACAGCTTGCTTGGGAGAAGTGACAACCTTGCCACCTTTGCCACTGTGTAAAGAACCTGCTTTGTACTCACTCATAACCTTGCCAATCTTGGCTGTTTGTTTCTTTGTCTGTTTCATGTTATTCCTTATCTATATTTAGATGCTTTATCAGCAATCTTCTTGGGTTGAGCTACAAATTGTTTACCTTTAGCGTTACCAGTAGCCTTAGCTTTGTTTGTAGCAGCCTTCTCAGCAGGACTTAAGGCCTTCCATGCAGCCTCTGGTAGGTAACGTTTCTTTCCCTTGGAGGGAGAGCCATCACTGGTTGTCCACTTCTGTGCTGTCCAGTCCTTGAGGCTTTGTTGTTGCTTCTTCATTTATAGCCACCTCCCTTAGCTTTGTATTCCTTGGCTAAGAGTTGTGCCTTACGAGCACTCCATTCACCACTATCGCCCCCTTTGCTTCCTGCCTTAATTTTCTCAAACAAAGCTTTCCGCATTGTGGGCTTTGTATATACCCCTGCTGAATTAACTTTAGATTTCATTTAAGCAACCAAGCCGGGCAAATAAACTGTCTTACCATTCTGCTTAGTAGCAGTTAGGCATTGCTTCTTTAAATTATCAGGATCATAAGATACATGAACCCAACCACTATCAGGGATGCCCGGTGTGTAGAATTCAAGGATGAGCTGTGTAAACTTATAATTGTTTTTAATATACTCAGCCAGCTCAGCATTAGCCACTCCGGGAATCTCAATATCGGCTGCCATCCCACGGCAATGGTCTGAGGTCTTTGAACCTCCCACTGCTGCATTACTTTCAGGACTGCGATAGGCACTATTAATCTTAACACCCTTGCCATAATGGTCACGCACAGGCTGTAGGATGTTATCACATAGGAGCTTTAGGTGAGCTTCTGCTTCCTTTGTAGGAGTGTTATCAAAGCCCATACGTAAGGCTGTCTCACTCTTTGACATTTCATGCAGAGAAAAGTTAGCGGAGAGTTGCATTAATTGTTTCCTTCACTGAGTTATATTGGTCAATACAAATGTTTAGCTTACGAATTGCTGTGTCTCCCTCTGCTGCTATGGCGATAAGAGAATCAGCAACCTTTCTGTCAAGCTCGGCTCGTGCTTCTCCTGTAGCTCCACTGGTAGTGGGGGCATCTGAGGAGGCTTGTACACTACAGTTGGGGGCTTGGGTAGGAATGAACAACCTACGCTCACCAGAGGCAACAGCAACACGTAAATCATTAATTTTCTTTTGAGCATTTGTTTCATTCTTCTTTAAGACTGTTGCATAAGTTGTTGCTACAGCAGCCATTTGTGATTCTGTCTGTCTTGCCTTGTCATTAGCTTCTGCTACCTCTATAGCAACAGCTATGCCCTTGTCGTATGTTCCCTTCCAATATCCACCTATGAATAATACAAAGGCAACAAGGGCTCCTATAACAAGCTTCATTCCATCTTCCCACGAATGTAAGCAGTGGCAGCCATGAATGCTACAACAATGGTTCCCATTGCAGCAGAGAAGGTTGTTGCAAGACCCATGACAAGGTTGGCTTTGTCTGCTGCTACAATGTCAGAGCACAAGAAGATGATGATAATAAAGGGAAGAAATAGAGCAGCCCATGCCATGACACGTTGTTGGTCAGCAAGCTTGTCCATGTTCTCAATCATCATCATTCGTTCTGAACGAGCAAGCTCCTCGTCAGTAATGACACCATCACCATCACCATCAAATTGGTTGTATGTTGAATCTTTCTCAAGGGTTTTTGACATCTTCTTTCCTTTGCAGTTCTTGTTTAAGTCTATTCATCTCATTTATAGTTTGTTTTATTTCAATTTGAGTTTCATATAGTTTAGAATATAAGAGGCCTGTTAGTGGTAATAAGATTGTTACTAACACACAGGCTGCAAGCCACCCTAAATATTTAAACCCTAAGTCTCTTTCTACTTGCTCAGGTACAGGAGCCATAGGTGGAGGTATCCAGCTACTATTGCTACTGCCACTGCTATTGCTATTAGCATTTCTGTTTCTTGCTCCGCTTGCCTTTGTTGCCATTTTGCATACCTCTCCTTAGCTTCTTGGGACAGCCTAGCCTCCTCTTGTTCTATACGAATTACATCTCGCATCTCAAACACTTTGGAATACAAAGCTCCCATCTCAGGAGGAGCTTGATATACCATTGTCTCTCGTATCGTCACCTCCAGAGCAGCCATCTGATCTAAAGCCATCACCCTGTTTAAAGCAGCTTCCATGACATTCTGCTTTGGGTCATACACATTCTTACTCTGGGCTTCTTCTCTTCTAATCTTCTCTGCCAGCTCTTCTTGAAGTCTAAAGAACTCTGTTAGATGTTTCACAACATCTGCCATCACCTGTGTTTCTTCTACATGCCTCTTTGTCTTTTTCTTAGGCTTGGTTTGTGCAACAGGCTTTGGCTTTGGTTTGCCTTTGAAGAAAGCTAACAGAGGGGCTAGGAAGCCTCCAGCTTCTTTGACAAGGGCTGATGCCTCGTCATAGGTTTCCTTAGCTTCTACAAAGGATTCTTTAACTGTTTTGTATAGCTCACAGCCTTCCTTGATGGCAGCAACACAAGCATTAGCAGCGAGGAGAATGCTGAGTGGAATATGTTATGCTCCAATAAAATGTTTAATGAACTCTGCTGCTTGTCCGGGGCCAAGAAGTACTAAGAGCATCACACCATACAACAAGTATTCAATCTTAGTGATACGTACATTCCAACCTTCTAAGCTTTTAGAAATGGATGCATAGCGTTCAGCACATACTTGCTCGTGACTATTTAGTCGTGCCTCTGTTTCTGTTATAAGCTTGTCACTCATCTGCTGGCTCTGGTGTGTTGCCTTCAGCCACCCAAGCAAGATAGGCTTGATAGTCGGTGTTGGAAGGGTCAAATGGGATGTATGCGCCGTCAGATAGGCGCACGATTGCGTTCTGACTTACAACGCCTTTAATAGAAATTTGTTTGTAGTTTGTCATTATTACAACTCCGAACTTGCTGTGTAGTGATATCCAAGAAATACTCCGACACTAACGCTGACATTGTTTACATAACCAAGGAATCCAGTAACGCTTGTGCCAGATATAGCACCTGCTAAATTAGTGCTTGCGTCAAGATTTCTTACCTCGCTAACTGTTCCAGTAGCGGGATTTAACAGAACAATGGTAGGCAGTGATCTTTTATAAACACTAAAACTTGTTCGTAGATTGTTGTAATTCTGCGTAGACTGGGCAAACCAAGTCATGCTTCTTGATGGATTTGATGTAGATCCAACTGCGGTTCCTGCCTCATAAGATGTTTCAAAATAACGCTGTGCAAGCTGAAGCTCGGTGGAATAAGGCCTGTAGTCAAACGCCGTTGCTGTTGAGCCTTTCTCAAGCTGGACACCTGTGATGTAGAAGGTGGCGCCGTTTGTGCCGACTACGCTGGTTGCGCCTGTGGCTGTGAAATAATTTGCACCTGCCCACGAACCAGCGGTTCCGCTATAGGTAGAGCCAACACCAAGACCAAAAAATACAGATACACCAATGCTATTGTTGGTAAGCCAAGTTCCTGTTGTATCACCAGCAATAGTTACGCTAATATTAGTCCATGTATTTGCTACTGGAATTGAATAACTAAATGGATAGCTTCTGTTTCCAGCGTTATTTCTTAAAGAGCCACCAAATGTCCCAGTTAATGAACTATATATTTGGAATGATAGAGTTACAGTTTTTGCATTAGCTGTTCCCCAACCTAAATCTGCTATGTTAAAACCTTCAACAGATTGACATAAAGCAAAATAGTCTCCTGCCGCAACAGAATAAGCAGATAAAGAAGTAACTCCTAAATAGTTAGTAAATCCTATTGGTGGAGTTACAGAACCCGCATTTTGCTGAATAGAATATTTTGAAGCAACGCTTTGAAAAGCTTGCCATCTGTCAAGTGCGTATGCGAAATTTGCAGGAGTAACACTCGCCCCCGCATTCCTCTGGTCAATAACCATCTGGCCGTTGATGATTCTATTCTTGAACCCGAATCCTGTTGCTGCTGTATTTTGCGATGAGGCATCGTTGAATGTGACACCGCTTGTGCCGTTAATGGTTACGCTCATGCTGATGCTCCTTTAAATCCATGATTAGCAAAATGCTTGTGATATTTTTCTCTGGCCTCAATAGCCACAAGTTCCGCAAGCTCCAAGTCTTTAAAAAGACCAACATGAATTCTTTTTTTATTCACGTTCAACTTTACACACCAAGATTTGACTTTTTGAATCCAATGAATATTCTTCTTGCCGCATTTATTATTCTTGTGAATTTTTCGGTTTAAATTGTTTTCTGCCTTTGTTGCTTCGCGCAAATTTTCAATCAAATTGTTTTTTTTATTTCCATCAATGTGGTCAACTAACTCTGGAGCATAACCATGATGTAAGGCAAAAATAATTCTGTGGTTAAGTATTTTTTTGCCGTCAACATTTGAATACTCATAGCCGTTGCTTTTGGAGATGCCAGATTTGATGCCCTTTGGAGCGCCTTGCACAGATATTTTTCTGTACAAAACTCCATCTTTGTATTCAAACATTTTGCACAGTCTTTGATTTGTTGGCATCATGGTTGGGCTTTCAAAGCGGCTACGTCTGCCTGTAATTTGGTGATGAGGGCTTGTTGTTCTTGGATGGCTTTGACCAATGTTGGAATCATGTCGCCCATTTTTAAGCCAAGTTTTGTAGTTTCATCACTAGACCTATATTGCTCAACCAAGTCAGGGAAAACGGCTTCAACTTCTTGAGCGACAAAACCAGCAACATTTGAACCGCCGCCTGTTTTCCAATCAAAACGACGAGGTTGCAATTGCATTACCTCTGACAAGCCAGTTTCCAAAGGTCGAATATTTTCTTTTTCTGAAATATCAGACAAGCCAGTAATTGAAGTGCTTCGCGCAAATACAGTTCCAGCATAGTTGACATAAAACTTGTATTGACTATCGGCAGTCGAATACATATACCAAGTGCCATAGCTTGTGCTTGATGTCGAACTTACACAAGCAACTTCTGGCGCTCCAGAACCAGAATAACTTGGAAAGATTTTCACGCCAACGCCAGAGTTGTCTAAGGCTGTTGTATTTCCCACCAGCAAGTTACCGCTGGAGTCGATACGGGCGCGTTCACCGCCAACTGTCTCGTAAAAAGTTAATGCTCCAGCGTTCTCACCAATTTGCCATTGTTTTCCGCTACCTTCAGTGCCACTAAGAACTAGTGCTGGATATGAGCCTCTAAACTGCCCTACGCCAAAATAACCACCAGCAGAAATATCGCCAGTAGTGCCAACTAACAATCTACCAGAGGAGTCGATACGCATACGTTCTGCTCCACTGGTGTAAAAGTTAATAATGTTTGCGCCAGAGTTGTTTGTGTCTAGCGAAAAGCGTGAGGAATTCGCAAAGAGGAGGCCATAGCAGGTATCAGCGGCCGCCAGTTCAAGTCCAGCATTTGCTGAGCCGTTGACTGTTAGAGCACGACTAATAGATGTTTTGTTTGGCGAACTCGTACCAATCCCCACATTTTGTGCGGCTGTAATTCGCACAGCTTCAGTGCTAGTACCAGATGCCGTGGTGTACAGAGCCAACTGTCCGTTGGATGAGCCGCTATCAATACCTGAAATCTGTGCGGCTGTAGGCGTGTTGGCAGAACCAAACGTCAGAACATCTGACGAGGTGTTTGGAATTGTGATTTTGATGCTCATGATGTTGACCCCATACGCTCTTGTTGAGCAATTACTTCAGCTTGATAGGCAGCTATCACAGCGTCTGTCCATGCCGTATTGCAAATAGCCACAACACTGTCAGGCACACCAGTCAAGTCTTGACCAGGTGCAAGGCTTGTACGATGGTACGTCTTGCTGATTTCCACATCGTCTTCCATGATGCGTGTCGCTTCACGGTAGAGAACTGTGCCGTTCTCGGTGACGGTGATTTGGTCTACGTTGGTTGTTTTGGTGAGTGACATTTTGATTTCCTTTAAGTTAAGTGTCCGACCTGATAATCCAATCAGGTTAATTAAACTGCTTCGTATGTAACTGTTACATACATATCTTGGTCGTTGTCTGTATAAGTTGCAGATAATGTTGTCGCTGCGTTGTCGTTAAGATAAAGTGCTATTGCTGTTGAGTTGCTAAATACAAGACCAGTAATTGATACATTAACTGGCAATCCAGTTAATCCAAAAGAAGCAATTGAAGGAACTGAACGTGCGAAAGAGGTAACGCTTGTAAAAGGTAAATTACCAACAGTTATATTGCCAGTTGAGCCGTTTTCATTCCAAGATAAAAGTATTTGCAATTGAACAATCCGCCCAACCTTTGTATAACGGCCAAATTGATTTGTATACGTTGGTGTGTTTGTACCGCTGTAAACAATGGTGGGAGTAAAAGTCCCTTCCTCATAATCATCCAACGTATTTGCGTCAGATGATGCTGATTGAGTTGCTGGAAAAGACACACCAGAACCTGATGCAGATGGAGTGGCGTTACCTACACCAATGGTTGTTGTGACGATAGGAGTGGTAAGCGTTGGGCTAGTAAGCGTTGTGCCTAGCGTTGTAACGCCTGTGATTGTTCCAGAACCATTTAATGTAATTGGCATGATTTTTCCTTAGAGAACAACCCAGACACTACCAGTTGGAATAGTAACTGTG